ACATCATTGTCTGTGAAGATGAAGAACTTAATTTAGGTTGCTATGGTAAGTTGAGGGAGAACATCAAAAGATGCTCTAAATATGCCTTGGTAGATGAACTAGAATCAAAAGTAATTACGTCCTTTATTACCTAATTCAATGTCTAACCCAACAGATCCAACAGATCCACTGTATGATCCCACTGACAAGTATTTGAAATACAAAGTGGATTTTCATGCTAATGTTCAGCATGATGAAGATGAATGGGATCCAAATACAGATGGAAACATTTCTAATCCAAAAAATCGTCACAGAGATAAACTTTTAGATGATTTCTGTGATACACATCCAGGTTCTCCACAATGCAAGGTCTTTGATGAATGACTGATAAACAAAAAGCAGCACTTGGTTTGATGATTGAAAGTGTTCTAAAACCTGATAGTAAACTAAGAGGGTGTGCGCACAATCAAGGATGTTATGATGAGTTAATGAGTTGGCGTGCTAAGATGCTGGAGATGCTTTACAGTTATGAAAAAGAAAGTTAAATTCTCATACAAAGAAACTGATACAGTTTTTGGAAACTATGACATTATGTTTCCACAAACTGATAATACCAAAACTTGTAAGGTAGAATTTGATGGTGATGCAGAAATCAGAGACTACTTTAGTCAATTTACTAAGTTTTTAGTAAAAACTGGTTTTACCAAAGAAGAAGTCTTTGAACAAATCCTTCGTTATTGTAACTATCAAGATGAAATTTCCCCATAAAGCACCTTTTGGTTATGAATATTGGAGTGATGAATATTCCAAAACTATTACTAGAATTTGGATTCGTAATCTAGGTCAGTTCTCATATACTGATGAACAACCCAGCAGTGTATGGGGATTTTTTAATAGAAAGACTAAGCAATTCATTGCACCAGTCAATCCAAAAAAACCAGGTAAAGTGGTAGATATTAATGACACCACTCCCTATTCAGCAATGCAACTTAATCTCAATCCATTAGAAAGAGCATTTCAATGACCTACACCCCTCAAGTTCATGATTATGTGAAATGGCATCATAATGAATTGATTGATGAGGGTTGGGTATATTTTGTTGGTGATGAGTATTGCACCATTGAAACTGGTGTAAAATGCAAAGATGATAAAAACATTGCCCATTGTCCTATTCATGAAAAAATACACACATTAGTAGTTTGTCATAACTGGTATTGGCATGAATTGGAATATATAAAGTCCAGAGAAACACATTATGATTAAAAGAATTATTCTGTCCACATTGTTGTCTGCATCTGTATTAACAGGTGATGCTATCGCTAAACCTGTTAAAGATTATTACACCATGGATTCCATGGGTTGTATGTTGTTGCGTGAATGCACAGAAGGTGTGGAGGAAGTATTCTCCATGCTTGATATTTCATCAAACTATGAGAATCCAGAACGTTACACAGGTGTAACTCAAGAGTTTCACAATATGTTAGTGTCACTCAATCAGATTGGTGTAAAGGTATATCTTGCTGATGAGAAGTATTTTCCAGTAGGACATCGTGGTGTTTACCACACTGTGAGTAATAACTTCTTCTTGAATAAAAGATTTATGAATCGTCCTCATGTACTGATGACTGTAATGCGTCATGAGGGATGGCACGCAGCACAGGATTGTATGGCAGGAACCATTAAGAATAGTTTGATTGCTATCATCAAACCAGAAAAAGATGTTCCTAAAGTTTGGCGAGAGATGGTTGAAAAATCTTACCCCAAATCTGCTGTTCCTTGGGAAGCAGAAGCAAAATGGGCAGGTAGAACTGAAGGAATGACTGCTGCTGCACTTAAATCATGTGCTGCTGGTACAATGTGGACAGACTACACACCAACACCACTCACTAGAAAGTGGTTAGTGGAAAACGGATATATTAAGGACTAAATTATCCATGTGGAGATTGTGGGCGCTTGCTTTAGGGAGAAAGGATGGCAGAGATGAAAAAGAAGCAGATAAAATTGCCATTATCAGATCTGTCATTATGTTTCAGTTGGTTGTAACCAATATGTTCATTATATCAGGGAATGTTAAAAATTTATTCTTTGACACTAAATATATTGCATGTCCAGTAATGGAAGTGTCCACCACCCCTTGACTCTATGATGGGGTTGCTCTATCATTAGAAGGTAATCAACAGGAGTGCTTCCAATGTCTTTCACTGCATATCCCCAAAAAGTAAAGTATCGTGTGACTCTTGAGATTGATGTAATGGATGATTTTTCTCCACACAATATTGATTGGGAAAAAATTCTTGATATTCAAGGATCTGAGTCTGTAAAAGCATATGTGGAAGATCTGAGCACTCCTGATCGTTGGTGACTAAATTAGTCATTGGTGGATATAAATAATACTAAGACAAATTATCCACCAATGGCATACTATATCACCAGACCAGAGGCATTAAATCCATCCAAGGTAGTTTATTATACTGGTGGCAATACTTGGTCTGATAATTCAGACAATAAAGCAACTTTTACTGAGTCTGAAGCAAATCAGATTATTCTTAATCCTGATGGTAAAAATGGTGGATTTGCCAACGCTACTGTGGTGTCAGAATGAAAAGTTTCCAACAGTTTATTGCTGAAGCAAACTATGATCCAGAGATTCAGGGTCGTAGTCAAATTAAACAAACTGGTGAGGGTGGACGTAAAGAACCCAAGAGAGATACTGCATCAAGAAGACGCCCAGGGGTGAAACCTAGAGTTAAAGCAGTTGGTGGTGGAAAAACAGCACCAGTTGGTGAATACAAAACTAGAAGTGATGTAGGAACCACAAAAGCAAGAAGTGAAAGAGAACAGCAACCAACAAAAGAACGTGGTTCTGCTGAAGTTAAACAGTCATATGCTGATAAAGTAAAAGCAGAAAGAAGAGCAGCAGCAAAAGCACGTGCTGCTGCTAAAAAAAGTGGTGGTGAAGTTAGTAAATCTACCACATCTTCTAAAGATGCTGAGAAGCAAGCATCTAAACTCCTGAAGAAAAAAGAGACTAAAAAAGTAGCACCTGGATATAAACCTAGAGAGGCATCTGGTTACACTAGGCAAGAAAGAATGAAAATTACTAGGGCAGGTGAACGTGAACTGAAAGGCATTATGAAGAAACAGGAGACTGACAAATATAAGAAAGAAACTGGAACCAATCCTGATAGAAAGGGAATGACTAAGATTTTAGGTAGAGTTAATAAGAGGATGACAACATGAAAACATTCAAACAGTTTGTTAACGAAGTCTATGCTGGTCAACCTATCACAGATAGGGAACCAACTGGTGTCAAATCTGGTTCAATTGGTGCTACTACCAAACCAAAACAACCTAGTCTTTTAGACAAGATTAGAGGTAAAGCAAATGCCAAGAAAGCAACAAATAACACTGCTAAACAGGCAGGGCAATCTGTAAAGAATGCCACTGATAATACTGCTGGAACAGGTTCACAAAGAAAACCACAACCCTATAGACAAGCAAACAAAACTGCATCACCTAAACCAGAAAAAGGTGGAGCACTTGCTAAGAGTGGTGATAAAAAAGAACCAATAGCAAAAACTAAATCTTCCCCTATTCAAAAGGCGAAAGTTAGTGTGCAACAACCTAATAGACCTATGTTAGGAACAGCACAGAGACCTGATTTGACAGGTGCTAAACCTCAACCACAATTATCTCCTTCTCCACAACAAAAGAGACTTCCTGGTGCTACTCAACAACAATTGCCTGCTAATGCTCAGAGAAAGGCATTACCTATGGCAAGGAGTTAAAGTTAGTAACCTCCAAAGGTCTTCTATAGTGTCCAGAGCACACTGCTCAAATTCATTTAATTATGCAAGACAAAATCAATCAAGTTAAGACTTTTGTTCAAGAGAATGTTTCCAATGAACTCCTGAAGAACATTGGTCTTTCCACTGCTATTTTGTTTGTGGTGATTGTTGCACAACTTCTCATTCATGAAGTTGTATATGTTATTGACAGCATACCTGTGTTCAATGGTGTGATGGAACTTGTTGGACTTATTGCTGTCATTAACTTCACACTCAATAATCTTCTCACTGCTGAACAACGCACTGAGTTCACTGAGAAAGTTCAAAACTATCTGAAAGAAGTCACTGCTTGAGGAGTTTATCTCCTCTTTTTTATCTTTATTATTAATTGACTACTATGACTATTTTTATTGCAAAAGGTGCATGGCACGACAAACGTGGAGTGCGTCATAACTTTGAGATTGAATCTGACAGAGCAGAACGTAGGTTCATTATTGAACTTGTAGAGGCACAATATCCAGCAACACGTGTTACTGTCAACTCTGTTAGGCGACGTCCTACTGAAAGCACAATCTCATCTAATCAAGGTCAGCAAGCAATAAGAGACTCAGAGTCCACTCCAGTGACATCAGGAAGCACAGGATTTGGTCCTGTTGGTAATGTTGCTTCTAGTATCACTGAAAGTGATAATGGAGGTGTGCAACTGTTTGGTTTACTTGCACTCATTGCAGGTTGTTACATTGTGTGGTTTTCTGCACCTGTAATTGCATTTGTTGGCAGTGGTGGACTTGCATTTAAGGCAGTCAAAAACCGCACTAGTGATATGCAATGGGCAAAAAGAACTGGTGTATTCTTGTTAGCAACTGGTCTCGTGTCAATGACATCATTCCATGGTACAATTGCAACTCAAGAGAGTCTGGTAACATGGTGGAATAACATTGAGACAACAGAAGAAGTCTCTAGAAATTAAAGTTAGTAACCTCCAAAAGTCTTTATTATTACAAGCACACACTTAATGATTACACTTCGTCCCCATCAGCAGACTGCAATCAATGCAATGCGTCAGAATGCTTTGGGTCAGATTATTGTCCCCACAGGTGGTGGTAAGACTTTGATTGCAATTATGGATGCAGTCAAACGCTTTGAAGTCAATACTCCTAGAAACATTGTTGTTGTCTGTCCTCGTATTCTGTTGGTTGAGCAACTCTCTGCTGAGTATCTTGAGCATGTGACTAATGCAAATGTCCTTCATGTTCACAGTGGAGAAACTAAACACTTCAGGACTACCAAACCTGAGCGTATCAAACTGTTTGTGGAGATGTGCAATACTGTGCGTGAGCACACTATCATCTTCACCACTTATCACTCTTTGCATCGCATTCAAGAGGCAGGTATTGATGTAGATACTATCTACTTTGATGAGGCACATAACAGTGTTCAGCGTCACTTCTATCCTTCTACAGAGTATTTCAGCAAGAAAGCAGATCGTTGCTTCTTCTTTACTGCAACTCGCAAAACTTCTGTCACTACCAATAAACCAGGCATGAACTGGGTTGAGACTTATGGGCAGGTAATTGCCAGGGTTTCTGCACCTTCACTGGTTGATGGTGGTTTTATCTTGCCACCTAAAGTTAAGGTGATTGAGATGGATAAACACCCTGTAAAAGCAGTGACTCCGTGCATGGATGCACATAATGTCATTGCATCTATTGATGAGATTGCAATCAAGAAAGTGTTGGTCTGTGTCAAAACTACCAAGCAACTTATCAATCTGTTTCAGACAGATTTTGCTGATCAACTCAGTGAGAGGGGTTATTCTTACCTCTATATCACATCCAAGACTGGTGCAGTTGTAGATGGTAAGAAAGTCAACAGGGAGAAATTCTTTGAGATTCTAAACACTTGGGGTAAGGATAAGAGCAAGAAATTTGTTGTTCTTCATCGCTCTATTCTCTCTGAAGGTATCAACTGCAGTGAGTTGGAAGGTGTTGTCTTCCTTCGCAATATGGATGCAATTGAAATGACTCAAACCATTGGTAGGGTTGTTCGCACTGGTGCTGCATCTAAGACCTTTGGGATGCTCTGTGTGCCTGTTTATTCCAATGTTGGTATTGCCACTGAAAAATCATTGCAGAGGGTTGTTGACATTGTGTTTGAGAAGGGTGAGATGCTAGACTCTGTAACTAGGAGGTAATTCTATGAAAGTTATCAATCACAATTCAACTATCTTGGATCCTGTTTCATATGAGACAGGATTTATGACGGGAAAGTATGAAGATCCAAATGTTTATGCTGCTGTGCCCATCATAGGGTCTAGCACCCGTCTTGCAATTATTTTTCAAGGAAAAGTAATTAAAGAATGCAGGAATAGACAATCTGCCATTAATTTTATAGATAAGCACAGAAAGACTAAAAAGAAATGAGAAAGAAAACAACAAGGATTAAGAATCTTGGTGAACTTCAAAAGCATGTAAATTCTCTGACAAAACGTCATGGTGAGACAGCACCTTGCTGTGCTTGGATACTCACCAGAGATGATTTTGTGACAATTGATGATGCTGGTAGGGATGCAATTGTTGATGCTAACACTGCCAAAATCATGTTAATGGACATTGATACTTTTGAGTATTCATATATTGAGGATCATTTGCAGAGGATTGTTAGTAATGAATTGACAAGTCGTAACCTATAATTGTTAGTAACCTCCAAATGTCCCCTATAGTATGAACACCACCCAAACTATGATGATTGAAAAGAGACTGGAATTTGTCATTGATAGACTCAACTCTGCTGTCAATGTTTGTAATGATGTTGACAGCATGTCTGAAAATTATGAGCAATCATATCCTTTTGCAACAGGTTATTCACGTTCATCAATGGAAGGTGCCATTGGAGAATTGACCAAACTTCTTAATGAATATAAAACTGTTTCTTGTGAAGAAACTATCTGACATTATTGTCAGTAACCTCTAAAAGTCTTTAGTATTACAATCGCAACACATCATGAACAACTCTTCTCAAATCCTTCGTGAACTTCAAGAATTGCGTAAAACTTGGAAAGTTCAGAACTTTAATTACACTCAAAGTCAGCAAGCACGATATACTGAATTGACTGAACTTCGTAGGGCATTTATTGCTCACTGGAAGGAAGAAGGTCGTGTCTGGGTTGGTCCCTCTAATGCAGGTAAGAATTTTGAAAAGGAGGAAACTGCTGCTTGATAACACCTTATTTTTCTAATACAATGAACATCTACGACGTCACTGTTTACACTGGTCACATCAAAGAACGCATTGAGGTTAAAGCACTCAACCAGGCACATTTGAAAAAACGTGTTGCTGGATTGGGATACGATCGTTGTGGTACAATCCACAAAACTACACCTGAATAGTGCTGGGGCACTTGACATTTACA